ACCCCTTGTTGCCAACCTGGGCTTGGGCAATCAGGCGGTTAGCGCTCTGGACGGCTTTCCCCATCTGTTCTTGCGACAAGCCGGCAAGTTTCCCCATTTCGGCGAATTGCTGGAGGTCGGTCGACGAGATGCCAAGCGACTTTGAAAGGACGTCCAGCTCCGCCATTTCGCGCAGCTGTTCGCGGCCTTTGCTGTATAGCGTCGAAGTGATGTTTTGGAGGGAAAAGGCCTGGGCGATTGACGACTTAAGCGACTTCGCAAAGTCGGAAACCCAACCTTGCATAGCCGTCCCGGCCTTGGTCGCGGCGCTTTCGGCTCCTTTGTTCAGGTCCGTAAAGTCCCCGCCAAACTTAACTTTTACGTCGTCGGCCATAAATCAGTTAGCGCGGGGGTTGTCGGGGTTGTTGCCGGCGGCCGCGGCGGCGGCCTTCAGGCGCTGTTTGGTAAGGTAGCTTTGCATAATATCCCATTCCTGATCCGAGACGACTTTGATATCCGCGCCTTCCGCTTGGACGTGGGCGATATGCAACCAGATTGCTTCGGACTCCGGCATTGTCCAGGCTTCTTCCGTCGTGCATCCGTTGCGGATCAGGGAGGCGACAACCACAAGCTCCCAGGGAGTCCCGGCCGAATTGGCGGGGTTCTCCTTCTTCTCCCAGAAGCGCGGCCAAAGGGATTGCGCTTCAAAATAAACCATTAGCTTGGAGGCCTCCGCAATCAGGGCTTTCTGGTTATTGCGCAGCTTGGCGGCCCACCACATTTCCCGCAAGGTCGACGGCCGGCGGATTTCCTCCAGCGTCTTGGATGAAAGGATGCGGACCGCGGCGACTAGGTCGGTCCCGGTCATTTCCCGATCGCGGGACAGCGCCGGCGAATTGATAGCGGCCAGGGCGACGCGGTGACGTAGGCAGAAAGGCAAAAGACGAGTCCCGCAGACTTCAATAGTCGGCGGGAGCATCGTCGCGACCTTTATCCAACGGTTTTCCACGTTGGGAAAAGACCCCGAAGGGCTTAAGCTTCGGCCGGGGTAGCGTCGACTTCCTGATACCAGGTCGCCTTCACGGTGAACTTGCGGAAGCCGCTGTTTTCGCCGGCGTCGGTCGTGCTGTCGATAATGTAGGTATAACCGCCGTAGGTGACGGTTCCGCCGGCAACCGGGACGTCTTCGCCGGGGACCGCGATACCCGTAAAGGTGATCACGTCGTGCTGGTCGTCCTTGCGAACGGTGATAACGCGGCCGAGCGAGTCCATAACCTTGACGTCGACAGCGTTGGACGAATCCATACTGTCGCTCTGGTTCGTGATATAGGGCTGGGAAACGTCCAGCAGACCGAAGATATGGGGCGTCCCGTAAGTTTTAGCGTCAGCCATTGGAGGAAGTGGTTAAGACTAGGCGGCAGTCAAGCGGGGGGGTAGACCGCGAAAAGGGTATATTGGAGGACGTTCCCGAAGCGCCGGTCGGCCACCCCTTCGTCGTCCGACGTGATCCATCCGGCATAAAGAGCGCCTTCCGTCCAGGCCGCTTGAAGGCCGGGGATATCTTGCATAATTCCCTGCACGGATTCCACGCGCTGCCGGTGCTGTTCCAAGGTCGAATCGTCCGCGCTGGAATAAACGTAGATTTTAACGGACAGCTCGAAATTGCCTAGGGGCTTCGCGCCCAGGTCGGCCGCGCCGCGGGCCGATTCGCAATAAAGGATAACAATCGGGACGCTGCGGATTTCCTCCGTCTGGCCGACGTGGATAGCGACGCCGGGGAGGGCGGCGGCGTTGGTAGCGAACCAGGCCTTAAGGGATTGTTCCGCGATCGTGCGGATAGCGTAGGGGGCGGGCATAAAGGGGATTAGTTAAAGCCGCGGCGGGTTTGCCCAATGGAGCCGGCCGCGGTCGCTTCCCAAAGGGTTTGTTTTTCCTTGTTCATCTTGGCGGCCATTACGGACCGCATAGCAAAGGCGCGCTTATTGCGGACTAGGGCAAGGAAACGGGCGCTGTCGACCTTGTTGCCGATGCGGTTTCCGACCGTGTAGCTTGGTTTAAGGGCGACGCCGGTCTGGTCGTCGCTGATCGCTTCGCCGGACATTTCGGGATGATTGACCCAGCCAGGGAAACGGACCTTGGTCGACGCCTTGTTGCCGGCGGTCATATAGGGGGCTTTCAGCTTGGCGACCGACTTTTGCTTCTGGCGAACGTAGGCCTTAATATCCGATTCCTTTTCCACAAAGGCGACGACGTTCCCTTTTTTGGCGGAGGCCTTAAGCCAACCGCGGCCGCTGTCGGTTCGGTTAGCCGTATGAAAAGACTTCATTGAACCAAGGTCGCCGGCGGCGATGAAGTTAGCGCTTCCGTAGGCGTTACCCCCGAACCGCGCCTGAAACGTCTTCCAGGGGATAAGCTTCTTCCCGGACGTAGTCGCGTATTTGTGGTCTTCAACGGAGGCCTTGCGCCATTTCTTAAAGACGTCTTCGCGGCCTAGGCCGGCGATAATAGCCGGGTTCGCCCAGGACAGCGGGCGGAAAATAGTCCTGATCTGGTTTTCGACGTTCAGCTGACCCTGGCGCTTCGCGTCCGTAGTCCCGCCGCTTCCGGGCTTCCCCTTGTTCGACCCTTGGAAGGGCGGCGTATAGTCGACCATATCCCGACAGAATAGCGCGGCCTGTTGCTTAATGACTTCCCCCATAGACTTTCCCATCACCTTGGCGAAGTCGTGAAGGTGGGCCAGGAAGCCGGCAGCGTCGACTTCGACGTCTTTGGAGACGCGGACGGGCATTAGGCGGGGCCGGCCTTGGTCTGGACTCGGACGATTACCCAGGCGGACGGCGGACGGTCGTTAATCGCGACGATTCGGAAGTCCGCGCCGTTATAGGTGACCAGGTTCCCGTAGATCACGACCCCAGGATGGGCGACGCAGTCGGTTTTCAGAAACTTAACGTCGTAGGCGGTCGTATTCAGGAAGCCCCCGGTTTCTAGGTCTTGCTGGACCATCGGGGCCGACATAAGGACGTTAAACGAAGTGGAGGGGCCAGAGCCACGGCGGACCGTTACGGCTTTCGGGATTTCAGATAGGATTTCGGACGCGTCTGCGGCCCATTCGTCTTGGATAGCACCCATAAGACTAGGCGGCAGTCAAAACGCCTCCTAGGGCAAGCCAGAGGGGTTTAAAGGCACAAAAAAGCCCTCCCCGAAGGGAGGGCTTAACTCGTCCCGCGCGTGGCGGGTGAGGTTTAGAGGTCGGTGATGACGACGCGGAGGGCGGCGTCAGGGTTGCCAACCGAGGAGCCGGTGATCCAGGAAGCCGAGATATTGGACGTCCCCTTGGACCAATCATACCAGCTGCGGAGGGCGAAGGCGAAACCGCTGTCTTCGTCCTGGACGGTGATCTGTTCGCCGCCGCCGGTGGTCGGGGCAGCCGGGACGCGGGTAACGATGACGTGGCCTTCGCGGCAGGAAGCAATACCGTTCAGGTCTTCCGTGGCGGTCGTGCCGGTGGTCGGGAAGCCGTTGTATTCGTAGATATCGATCCCGTGGAGGCGGCCGACCTTACCGTCGCGAATGACGGAGGTGTCACCGATGGACAGATACTGCGCAACGGACGGGTCCTGGAGCAGCTGGCCGAAGGCGTCGGGGGTCAGGAGCAGACCGCGGTCGGCAAACGGGAGGTTCGCCTTGGTCATCGCGGTAGCGGCGTTGGCAATCGCGGTGCGGTTGAAGTTCGCCTTCGTGCCGGTGTAGGCGATGCCGGCGAAATTGGCGGCGGTCGTCTTGCTGATCACGGACGTAAAGAGCGACTGAACGGTGGCGTTCGCCATCGGGGCGATAAAGACGCGGCGCAGCATATCGAGCGAAATGGTAGCCACTTCGGTATCGCTGAAGGCGGCGCTGACGTAGTTATGGTCGGCCAGGGTGATAGCGACGTCGGTAGCGACGGCGTTCTGGGGAACGAAGCCGGTCGAAACGTCGTAGGTCGACGCGGTGAACTTGTTCGCGAAGCGGGTATGGACCACCTGACCCTTTTCGGCGACGTAAGCGCTGAAGTCGGTCGTGACGATCTTGTTAAGGGGGGCGAGGACCGGGACGAGGGTGCGCAGCGTTTCGGCGGCGACAAACTGCGGGGCCAAGCCCTGGTTGAGGACGTTGTTAGCCATAGTAGGGATTAGTTAGGATTGGGGGGTGAAAGGATTAGCGGACGCCCAGATGGGCGACAATCGCGGCGCGGTTCTTGTTGTAGAACGCTTGCTTTTCGCCGGGGTTCTTAATGCCGATATAGGCTTCCCAGACTTCCGCGTTGGACTTGGGAGCGGAAGCCGCAGCTTCGGCCGGGTTGATTTCGACGGCCGGGACGCCGACGCTGGCCGCGATCTTGGCGGCGACCTTGCCGGCGGACTCAATCTGCGACACGGCGGCGACCTTCTGGGCTTCGGCCGCGGCCAGCGCCTTGGTCAATTCTTCGACCTTGCCGGCGAGACTGTCGCGCTCTGCGAGGGCGGCCGACTGCGCTTCCAGCTTCTCGCCCAGGGCGGCGTATTCCGCAGCCAGGGTTTCATTCTTCGCGGAAAGCGACTTGACCTGACCGGCCAGGGATTCGGCTTCGGCGGACTTGCCGGAAAAGGCCGACTTCAAGGTCTTAAGGGTTTCTTCGAGCGTCATATTCGGAAGGTTGAGACTAGGCGGCAGTCAAGCGATGCCCTTGGAACGGTTGCGCTTAACGCCGGACTTGTCGGGCTTTTCGTCGGTGTCGACCGCGTCGTCTCCGGCTCCTTCTTCGTCTTCGGCGCGCTCCTTATCGTCTTCGTCGGCGCATTCCTTCCCGTCTTCCTTTTCGTCGTCGTCGGACTTCGGCTGCGGGGCGGACTTGTCCTGGTCGGGGTCGTCTTCAGACTTCTTTTCCTTGTCGTCTTCTTCGTCTTCCGACTCCGGCTTCTTTTCGTCCTGGTCGTCTTCCGACTCCGGGGCGTCTTCGCCTTCTTCTTCGTCTTCGTCGTCTTCGCCTTCCTCCATCTTGGAGGCCTTGGCGGACGGCTTCAGGTTGACGCCGGCCAGGGCGCGGGCGGACGCGGATCGGAAGGCCTTCGCCTTGGCGGTTTCCTCCGCTTCGCCGGCTTCGCCTTCGGCCGCGGCGTCGTTGCGTTCGTCGGCTTCCATTTGCTTGGCGACTTCGGCGTTAAGGGATTCCATCAGCTCATCAAAGCCGTTGACCAGGCCGGTAACCAGGCCGGCTTCGGCGGCGTTCTTCCCGCTGAAGGTCTGGCCTTCCATAGACGCGTCGTCGGCAAATTCGCGGACGGCTTTAACGTCAGCCTTAAAGTCGGCGTGGATTTCTTCGACTTCCTTTTGTAGCATAGCGCGCTGACCGTCGTCCAGCGACGTCCCCGCGATCCCCGCGCCTTTGAAAGCGCCGGACTTGATAACCTCCATTTTGACCCCTTCCATTTCGTAGGCCTTGGAGCAATCGGGATAAGCGATATAGCAGCCAATCGAGCCAACGGTCGCCGACGGCGTCGCGTAGAAGGCCCGCGCTTGGCTCCCCAGCCAATAGGCCGCGGAACAGGCTTCGTTATCGGTGAAGGCAAGCACGTCCTTGCTGTAACCGCGGATTCGGGCGGCCAGCTCGGGGACGCCGACAGACGTCCCGCCGGGGGAGTCGATAACCAGGATAACCGTAGTAACGGACGCGTCGCGCTCCGCGGCCTCCAGCATTTCTTCAACGTGTTCGATATCGCAAGCGCCGCAAAGGGCGTCTAGCTCGCTGACATTCTTGGAAATGACACCCTTAACCGGGACGATCGCGAAGGGCGGGAAGACTTCCAAGGTCGCCGGCTCGCCGAACATAGCGGAAAGCATATCGGAGAAGTCCGACAGTTTAGCGCCCAGGGGAAGGTCGACCTTCGCGGTTCGCTCAAGGTAGGCGTTCGCCTGTTCCGGCTGGATCAGAAGCGGGCGGTTTGCCTTAATGTCTTTGATAAGGTTTCGCATATTGAAAGGGGGTAAGGGTTAGGGGTTGCCGGCGGACGGGAACGGGACGAAGCCGCTATGGGGGTCCGTCTCGGGGGAGCCGGCGGCCGCGGCGTTAATCGCCTCGGGCTGGACGTTGGTAGCCAGGGAGGCGACCATTGATACGGGGACGTTAAACTCGGCGGCCGCGTCGATAATCAGACGGGCGTCAGCTGCGCGCCGGCGGACTTCCTCCTTAACGTCGGAACCGTTTTCGGCGTAGTGGTCGGACAGCGTCTTAAGTCCCATTTCGATATCGCGCTGGTTAGCGACGGCTTCGCGGCCGGCGTCGGCCGTGATCCGGCGGGGAGTGACCCAGCCTACCCGATGCCAATCGCCGGTCTTCGGCATTGGCAGCTCATTATTGGCAACGGCCGTCCCGATGACGTAACCCCAGAGCTTAATCAATACGCGGTGAATCAGGATGGACTGACGGGCCGACGCGCTGCGGTCGACTTTGCCCAGGGTGACGCGCATAGCGGCCCCGTTCGCTTTGGTCAGGTCGATAAACTCATAAGGCAGGAAACCTTGCGAGCTGTCGCGGTTGTTATGCTCGATAAAAGAAACGACGTTCGGGGACGGGCGTCCGCTTTCAATCATCTTCAGTTCTTCACCTGGAGCCAGGGACAGCGTCTTTCCGCCAATGAAGTTCCCGACCTGTTCGGGGTTGTCGTAGACGCCTTGCGGGTAGTCCTGCGGGCGCATCCCGAAGGCCTGGAAGTCGGCGTCGGAACCGTCGAATTGCGGATTTTCGCGGGTGATCGTGCGGACGATATCAGCGCCGACCTTCATCGCGACCTTCTCCAGCGACAGGACTTCCAGGACGTCAATCAGGTTGTTGATTGAGTGCTGAATAGGGCTATAAGCGCGCGCTCCGCTGACTTGCTCCGGGATATGGACGTGGAGCATAGCCGACGCGGGGACAAGCCGGCCGGAGCCGTCGGACCTAATGACCTGGTAGCCGGTAACCGCGCCGTATTTGTTGAACATAACCCCATCGGTCATTCCCTCCGGGGCGGGGACGTTATTGTCCATCGTCGTTCCGACGCGGTGCGACTCAATCAGCTGGATAAGCGGGCCGGTCGGACCGTAGGTCTTCAAAACGAAGATTTCGCCGTCAACGTCGATTTTCTTGCAAATGATTTGAAGCGCTTCGGTCAGGTTATAGCGCCCGGTAATTTCGCAGGGCTTTTCCGCCCAATCGTTCCAATGTTTCAGCGCCGCGGCATCCCAGGCGGCGTCGCCGGAAGCCGGCTGCGCCTTGATCCCATCGCCGACGGCGTAGGTGACCATATCGTTAATCATCTGGCGGACCAGGCCGCTGTTGACCGAAAGCCAACGCATCTTCCGCGTAAGCTCCTGACGGTCGAAAACCGTCATTGTCCGCTTGAAGTCCGCCGGCCAGGGCGTGTTAACCCATTGGCGCTTATTGGAATATTTGGCGGACTCGAATTGCGAGAAGATGCCGGAACCGCCGCCGCCGCCGTAGGCGTTAACCTTCAGGCCGTGCTTCTTCGCGTAGGCCTTGACGTCCCGCACGGCTTTGCGGATTGCGGTCTTAATGTTCGCTTTCGCCATAAATTAGAGGCCGCGGAAGTTCCAAAGGCCGTTATAGACGCGGACGCGGTCGATTGGGCCGTATTGGTTCGGGTCTTTGACCTGGAGCGCGTAGCGGGCTTCGATCAGGACCGTCTGGACGTCCATCGGAAAGGCCTTGGAGACGCTGGTCCCGCTGTCGCCGTAGCTCATCATAGTCTTTCCTTCCATCAGGAGCGTAGCGGCTTTGTCCGCGATCGCTTCGATTCGGGATTGGGAAAGGATAAGAAAGCAACCTGTCGCTCGGGCCATAAGACTAGGCGGCAGTCAAAAGGGCGGCCTTCCGATTCCAGCACCAGGTCGGAGGCCGCTGCTACCTCCCTGACCCCATGCCAGAGACAAGGGAGGCGCATAGGGGAATCTGCCAAGTCCGCCGGCATTGTCAAGCCGGGTCGGCTTCCTCCGCCGGCGCTTCTTCGACCATTTGCTCGGCCTTCCCCGTCAGCTTCCAGGCAATCGCCGGAAGCATCAGGATAACTTCGCAGTCCCAAAGGTGGTTCGCCCGCGACTCTATCTGTTCCCAGATCGGCTTCCCGCCGGCTCCGACCGTCCGGCGTTCGGATTGCATTTGCTTAAGGTATTCCTCCAGCACGTCGTCGGGGCGGGTATGCCGGCCGCGGCGGATCAGAAGCGCAAGGGTATCCTTAAGCCGGAGATTGGAGAAGTAAAACCGCTTGCAACGGCGTTGGCCGACAAGCTCCACCACCGGCGGGGAATAGGGTCGGATTTCTGTCTTGTTTCCGTGCGGGGTGCGGACCTTCCAGGCGTATTCGTTGCGCTGGTCGCCGCGGGTCGCTACCCAGCCGTTAGCCGCGCAAGCTGCCAGGACTTCGTCTTGCTGGTCGCCGGAGTCTACGAAGACGTTAGCCGCGTGGACGCCGGCCTTGCGGTGAATGTCGATAAGCTCGGACCAGGCGAAGCAATAGCCGAAAGAGTGAAGCCGGCTACGGCCGTCGCCACTAAACGAACGGATTACCCACCAGAAGCCGCGGCGCTGGACGTCGACGCCCATAAACCGCAGGGGGACGAAGTCAGGCAAGGCGCGGTCGTCGGCCGTAAGCTCTTTGCCGGCCTTGGGCTTCCCTTGGACGAATCCGCCTTCCTCCGCCCAGGGTTCGCCGGTCTTGTATCCGCCGACGCTGCTCTCGATCTGGACTTCATCCGCTTCTTCCCGCCAGGTTTGCGCAAGGCGCTTCTGGACGAATTCGCGGCGGGACGTCGCGTTGGCGTTTTCGAAGTCCCTTTTCGCCTCGATACACTCGACGGCCAGGTCGCCCCAGGAAAGTCCCCATTGGGCGCAGAGGGCGTTCCAATGGTAACCGCGGCGGGATTTCGGGGCCGACGGGTTTGTGGCTACATAAGCGCCGGACTTGTTTAGCTCCGTGCGGACGCGGTTAGAGTCCTCCAGCTGGTGTTTGCAGCTTTCACATTGGTAGGTCGTCCCCTTGCGGATTTTATCCAAGTCCCACCCTTCGGGCGTCTTCGCTTCCTTCGGAAAGATAATCTGTTCCCATTTGTAGGGCTGCCGGTGATTGCAAGCGGGGCAGCAGAACGTCCAGACTCTTTGATCGGTAGTCTTAAACCATTGGCTCCAATCGTCCCCTTCGACGCCACCTTGGGAAACTAGGACCGTCTTGGATTGCCAACGGAAAGCCGTTGTTCGCGCCAGGGCTTCCTTAAGACTCCCAGGACCCCAAAGCCAGACTTCGTCCCCTAGCAGAAAACGAATCGACCGGCGCTGAAGGTTGCGCTCGTTGTTCGCGCCCAATACCCAGGCGGTATTTCCGCGGAATTGAATCGCCCCGGTCTTCGGGATTCCGTCCGGCCCAATCAGCTCCTTAATCGCGGGGATAGACTCCCAAAGGACGCGCAGCCGGGTTTCCTGAAAGTCGGAAGCGTTGCGGTCGATATCCTGAAGAATGAGCGTCGGCCCCGGCGACAGCGTAGGGATAATCAGGGACGCGCCTTCAATCAGCCAGGACTTGCCGGATTGAACGCAGCCCAGCGCGCCGATCTCCTGGACCTCCGGGTCGGTCAGGGCGCGAAGGGGTTCCTCCAGCCAGGGGGAGTTATGGATTCGGAACGGGCCGGCCTGGGGCGAATAGGGAATGTTTCGGACGTGATGCTCCAGCCATTCGACCGGGTCTTGGTGCGGGTCGGGTGCTAGGACGGCGCGCAGCTTGGTTTCAAAACTACTCGGCATCGTCGGCAAGTTCGTCCTCCGCGATCTGGAGTCCGTTCGGCTCCGCCGGCTCCGCTTCCGACAATCGTTCCAGGGCGTCGGCTTCGGCCGTCGACCATTTGCGGAGCAGCTTGTTGGTCTTCGCGTCAATCGTCTTGAGCGCCAGACCGGGGTCGTCAGGGTTGGCGGTCGGGGCGACCTCAATCCCAATCCCGCGGACGTCGTTGCGAATCTCGGCAAGGACTTTTGCCAAGTCGGCAAATACGTCCTTAATCTTAACTAGTTCCTTCGCCTCCAGCTTCTGGGCTAGGACCGTCCTTTCGATCTTCATTTCCCCGGCTTTGCTGTCCTGGTAAATCTTGAAAAGGCGCTGTTCGTCGGGAGCGCTCCGTTCTTGGGCTTTTGCCCAACGGCGTTGCGCGATGGCTGACAAGCGCCGGTGTTCCTTAAGCGATTCCTCCAGCGTCGTATTCTCCGCGCCGGCAATCTCGGACGGGTCGACGGTGATAGGTTCGTCTTCGTCCGTCCGTTGGGGAGTGCCGCGGGACGTCGCGGCGCGGGCCTTCCTCCAGGCCTCGGCGGCCTCGATTGAGTCCGTAGGCATTCCCAGGGCGATCAGTTGGGAGACGCGGCCGGCCGTAACCTTCCAGCGCTTCGCGAGCAGGGAGGGCGGGACGCGGGCGGCCCGTTGCGCTTCCAGGAAGGCCCGGTCGTCGGCGGACAGTTCAATCCCCGCGGCTTTCTTCGCCACTAGCTCCGCGATCCGTCGGGACGGGTCCGGGGTCGGGGAGGGAAAGGAGTTCGTCGATGTCATAAATAGGGGTTTGCGCCGGCGTCGGCGCGTTGTTCTTTCCGTAAAGGCCTAGCAGCCGGTTAAGCTCTTTCTGGGCGGCAATCGCGGTCTTAAAGTCTTGGACCTTAACCCCATTAAGGAAGATGAGGTTTAGCCGGGAATAGGCGCGGCCCATTTCGACTTCGGGGTTAAAGTTAGCCAGGGTCTTGTAATAGGTCAGCACGTTATCGAGCGCCGCAAGGGCGTCCGCTTTGCTCGCCCCATCGGCCGAAAGCTTCTTTTGAATGTCGGCCAAGGTCGCGCCGGCCGTTGCCAATTGAAGGGCTGTCTCGGTGTGGTTCATCAGGCTTCGATAATTTCCCGCATCCAGGCGGAATGAAAGGCGGCGACCTCCGGGCTGCCGGTAACGACGTTTTGCTCAATTCGGGGGTTAGCCGTAAGGTTGGCGCTTCCCTCCATCGTGACCGTAAAGCCGGCCCCGATCAGAACCGCGACCTTCGCGTGGTTCTCGCTACATTTGATACGGTGGCCGCGCTCCGCAAGGCCGGTCGCCAAACGGGCATAAACCGCGGGTTCCCGTTTCTTGAAATAGAGTCCCGACAATAGCCAAACCTTGCGGACCTTGCCGGCGTCCAGGACTTCAAACAGTTCCTTGCAAGTGTTGTGGTTCAGCGTCCAGGTCGAAACGTAGGCCTCGTCTACCGGCCCAGGGCAAAGGTCGATAAGCACCGAAAGCACGGACCAATAATCAAACGAACCGTTGCTGACCGTGTGGAAGTATTCGCCCGCGGTCGGCAGCCGGTCAAAGAAAGTCTTCGCCTCTTGTTTCTTCAGTCGGGAAATCATATTTGCTTTAGCCGCGTTGCGCAGCTGGCGAGCGCTGACCCCTTCCATTGTTTCCGTTTCTCCCTCGATCATCGCGGTAGAAAAAATAACGTCCAAAGTCGTTTCGGTCAGACGGTCTTTATCTTTTTTAGCCATCGTTAGTTGCCGGCGTGACGCGGCTTTTGTTTACCCTTAAGGCTTTGGTGACCTTTTGTCCCAACGGAGCGAAGTCGGCCCGCGTTCCTGGAACCCCCCCCCTTTTTCAATAGATTCCTTCCGGGGGGAGGGGTAGGCGACGAAAAACCGCGAAAAATGGCGGAAATCCGCATATTTCGGACTTCATCCTCGGGCCGCATAAAGCGGGACGGCTCGATTGCGAGCTGACGGAGCAAAGTCCGACAGCGTAGGGATACGGCGGCGCGGCTAAAGCCGTGGCGCTTGGCTAGGACTGTCATCCTGGGCGGACTTCCTTCCCCGATTACTATCCGTATGATATCCGCTTTAAGTCTCATCTCCGGGTCGGACGACTGATCGCAGCCGGCCAGGATAAACTCAATAGTCGCTCGCAACCGTAGCGACGCAAGGTCCAGCTCCGCAACGCGAGGGTCGGCCGGCCTCGCCTGGTCTTCGTCCGCTTGGACTTGTTCGGCCGCTGACCTGTCCCGCAGTTCGTCCCGCAGCTTCCCGCGCTCCTGGCCGTCGGCCGCGTAAGCGCCTTCTTCCTCCATCCTCTGGAAGTCGTATCGGTTCGTATTGATTCGCAGGGCGTCCCCTGGCGGCGTGGCGTCGCTAGGATCGTCGGCGTTAAAGCAGCCGGCATCGACTAGGCGACGGCGCTCCGATGCGGTCAGTTTAGACCACCAGCTGCGCCAAGCCTTTGAGACGTCGGAAGCGATGGGACATATAATACACTAAAGGCCGGCGGATTGGGCGTCGGGTTGTCCACTAGGCCGGCATTGGTTGACCCATAGGGCTTTAACCTGGTCGAAGATAAAGAATCGGTAACGTCGAAGACGGTTAACAAAGGACTTCGGGTTATAGTCTTTCGGGATATAGCCGGCGATCAGGTCGTTAAGCTCTTTTGTCGTCAGGGTTTCCGGCCAGGTCTTAAGGTCGTCTTGGATATTCAGTCGCTGTCTTTCCCTTTCCTTGACTGACTCTTTCCCGGCCTTCCTCCTGGCGCGTTCCATTTGACCAGGCATAAGTCGCCATTTGGTCGCCCAATATTTCCCGCGGTTAATGGCCGATATCTCGGCGCGGCTAAACCTGTGGCGTTTCCTCGGCATAGGTTCGGATTAAATAGCCCCGACCCGTAGCCGTCAGGCGGAGGGGGAAGGGGCTTGTATTCCCCGTAAGGGGTAATACTACGGAAGTATGCCGGCAGGGCGTAGGCATCTAGAAGGCGATTTAAGACGGGGGTAGGCGGTTAAGGCGGTCTTCCCCCTTATTCCTTGTCAAAGCGTCTCCTAGACCCCTTGGAAGGGCTGGAATCGCTATCTTGGCTCGGAGGGGTGGAGCGTTCCCAACGGATAACGCCACGGGTCGGGGAGTGACGGACGTAAATTGAGGGGGCGAAGTCCCCGTTATTGTCCCGTAGGTCGGACCGTCCGCGGCGCTTGGTCAGGCTAAACTTGAAAACGGGTTCTTCGCCGGCGCAGCGCTCCAGGACCGCGACTTCCCGCATATAGTTAACTAGCTCGCTCGCTCCAGCGCCGGAGTAGGCAAGGTCGGCGGCCGTCTGTCCTTCCTTGTCCTTGGCCGATCGCGGCTTGGTCGTGTGGTGGACAGCGAATAGGACAGCGCCTGTTTCGGTCAGGACGGCGTCCAGGCCGCGGCGACACCAATCGGTCATAGCTTCCTGATCGGCGGCCGGAATCCCTATAAACGCCATAAGTGGGTCGATAACGACCACGTCCGCGGCGTGGAGGCGGATTAGGTCGCGCATCTTGTCCAGGAAGTCCTGCCCGGTGAAGCGCTTCAGGCGGTAGATAATCAGGTTTTGTTTCAGTTGTTGGCGCTCGGGAATATGTAGGTTCATTCCCCCGGTGATATCCTGGAGGGCTTCGCTGACGTCCCCCTCATCGTTCTCGTTTTGCAGGAAAAGGACTTTAAGGGGTCGTTTGGCCTCGATTCCGAAGAATGACTTCCGAAGCGCTAGGCAGATCATAAATTGGAGACTGAAGGAAGACTTCCCGACTCCCGATTGGGAAACCAAAAGACAGGAGTAACCGCGGCACATCCAGCGCGAACCAATAACGCAGTTAGGGTCGGACTTTCGGTCGAACGTCTCCAGGGCGTCGAAGTCCATAGCGACGACGCCGGCGTCCGACTTCTTGGCGCGTTCGGTAGAGGCTTTCAGTTGGCCGGCGGTGAAGGCCAAGACGGCTTCAGGGTCGGCGGCCGGGTCCGCAGCTAGGGCGGCGGCCTTGGCGGTCGTCTCCGCGATTGAGCGCAAGAGGGCGCGGCGGCGGACTTCCCCGGCCCAGGCGGGGTTATAGGCGGAATGGCCGACGTCGGTCGTCAGGCTGGAAACGAAAGCGTCGGGGGAGTCGAACCGGGTAGACCGTAGGTAGAGGATAACCGACAGTTCGTCCGCTTGGCCTCCCTGGTCTTCGACGGCGCGGATAGCGTAGGCGACGTCCTGGAGCCGTGGCTCGTAGAAGTCGGCGGGGACTAGGTTGGGCGGGAAGGGTAGGGCGTCGCGGATAAGGACGCCCAGAAGATGGCGCTCCGCTTCTGGCGACGCGTTAGGGGGAGGCATAGGCGGCCGACGGTGGTCGTCGTCGGGTTGTCCGTCAAGTTCCTTTAAGTCGCTTCCGTTTGCCGGCGACTAGTCCCCAATGCGGGACGCGGCGGACGTAAGCGCCCAGATCGCGGCGGACTAGGATTGTCTGGAGGACGCCGGCTTTAAGGCCTTCGTCCAAATATTTGGCCGTAGCTGTCCGGGCGAGTCCCCATTTCTTGGACCATTCGTCGCGGGTCAGGAAACCCTTGGGCGGTTTCTCGGCGTGGTTCTGAAGCTCCGCGACGATTGCCTGGAAGGTCGCGTCGGTCAGTTTGGGGCGTTTGCCTTGGCGGGCCATTAGCGTCGGGATTTAGGGGTGAAGAAACGGAGGTCGGCGGACCATACCCAGCGCTTCCCGACTTTGTGGATTAGGTGGGCTTTGTAGTCGCGGCCGTCCGTCCAGCCGGCGACGAAGCCGGAACCCCACCGGGCGGAGGCTAGGCGGTGGGCGCTATAAGCCATATCCTTAAGGCATAGGCAGCCGGCGCTAAAGGCGTTCCCGGAACCGTGCTTCGTTAGGGCGATGCTAGCCAGGTTATGCGTATGGCCGTGGATCAGAGCGCCGCCGGCGACGGCATAATGGAGTCCCTGTTTTATGGTGGCCGTTTCGCTATGCGCGTAGCCGTGAATAAAAGCGACCGGGCCTAGGCGGTAGACTCCTTTTTCGGCGTGGTAGGGGAGGATTGTCTTTGCTCCAGCTGCGCGGGCCGTGCGGTTGATATCGTCTTTAATGTCCTGACAGTAGTCGCGGACCATAGCGGACGCCGACGAGTTGATCAGGTTGTCCAGGCGGTGTTCGTGGTTACCCCATAGGTAGACCGTTGGGCGGAAGCGGCGCAGGAAGTCCTTCCCGGCGTCGATATCGGCTTTAAGGGATTCCCCTGATTCGGCGTCCCCGTGGCCGACTCCCCGGCGTAGCGCGCGGAAGTCGAAATGGTCCCCGCCGGCGACGCGGACGTCAGGCTTATATTCGGCGCAGAAGGCCCAAAGGGCTTCCAGGGCTTCGGGGTCGCACATATCCCCGTGACTGTCGGACGCGAAGACGAACCGGGTCGGTTTGCTCATCGTTTCTTTTCCCCGCGGATCGCCAGGTTTAGGTCGTGCATAGATTGGGCGTCGACTTGGCCGAACGTGTCGAAGTTATGGAAGACTAGGCGGGCGGCCGTGCGTAGTTTATACGCGTCGTCCATAGCGCGCAGCCATTGGGCGTTCCGTTCCCGTGCTTCTATGCGCCAATAGTTGATATAGTGGCGGGCGGCCTTAATGACTTCTTCGCGGGTCGCCCAGGCGGGCGGGTCGAAGTCGTCTTCTATGGAGCTACTCATTCGGTTGGGCCGGTGTCGGGGGTGAAAAGGTTATGGACGTAAAACCCTTCGGGGATCGGGTGGGTAGACTTTGCCGGAAAGGTGATTCCGCGGGAAAGGACTTCGGCCAGGGGAAGTCCCATCATTCGGGCCGTGTCCAGGGCGTTGATTCCTAGGCGGGCGGCTTCGCGCAGCTGGACGTTATCGTCGTAAGGGATGTAAATCCCTTCGTTCTTCGTCTTCCGGGTGTTTTCCCCGCGGGAGCAAGCGGCGAGGAAGTGGGCGCGGTCCAGGTCGATTCCAAGGATCAGGCAGCGTTCGACAAACGTCAGGCGGCGGCGGCGTTCGTTAGCGCCGGCCATTCCCGCGTCGTCGATCATAGCCGGAGGGTCGCGGCGAACCGCTTCCCTTCGTCTTTAACGGCTTCGGCGGAACCAGG